TTCTGCTTTGGCAGCATGTACTTTACCAGAATATTTCTTTATATAATTAGCTTTAATAGGATCTGAAAGTTTAATCTTCCTAGCAGCAATACTAGTACCAGCTTCATTAACAACTGTATATGTAACGCTATGTCCCATTGCTACATAGATAGTATCTGTGTCAGCAACAGTTGAACCAGGTGTTAATACTTTCATATTCTTATCAAGTATAACAACGTCACCATCCTGAAGAGGAGTAGAACCTGCTGTATTAATCATAGCAGCAAGAGTTATACCACCTACAATATCAGTATCTCTAGCAACATCCTTACTTATAAAGAGTTTAAAAGGTTTTGTAATCATTTTTATTATTATTTAAAGTTAATATTACTCCATTTCAGATACCTTAGTAGGGTATGTCTGAATTCTTGGAGATTCTATATTTTCTATTGCAAAATTAACAGCCAATTTTACAAGTTCTGAGTGAACATGACTTGGGAAATCAGGAGTACTCGTAGATCCTAAAACGGAAAAAGAAGTAGGTTGTTTTATATATCTTATGATATAATTCAATATAGAATATGTACCATCTGTTATTAATTCAACTATATTCCCTTTTATTAGTCTCAACGGAGAAGCTGTATTATAGTGCAATATATGAGGAGAAAGAGGGTCGTGTACTTTAGCAATATATGTATTAGAATTACACTCAGTAATAGGTTGTATCTTATTCACAGGAAGATTTGTAATCCTATCTGTATATGTGATAGTACATTCTTCCCCTATAGGATACATATATACATATGTGATTAAATCTGATAAATCAGCTACATAACAATTTGCTTTTTCAGAATCTGAACCAGCAGTTGTTACAGTTAATACATCTTCTACTATTAGCATTCTTAAATCATCAACCCTTTTAGATGTTTCTTCTATAGATAACCCTAAAGAGTTATGACCTGTTAACCTAGATTTAATGAATTGTTCCTGAGCCCTATCAAAAAAATATGCCCTTTCTGCATCAGTAAACGAAGGATACTGCAAAGAATCAATTTTATCTAATTCAATACCAAATGCTATATAGCAATTTGCCTTAGTCATTTTCTACTTTCTTTGTTTTAATTTGTTTAGGTTTAGGAGACTCTTCAGCTAGTAACGATTCTTTTACTTGTTCTTCTGTTACTTCGTTAGATAAATGAAGGTCTTCATTATTACAAGCCTTCATTATAGAAAAACGTATATCCTGATTTGTAGGATTAGATAAATATACAATAGTATCTTGTAAATTATACCCTATAATTTCAGAACCAAATCTATAAATAGTCTTATTCTTTGTTAAGATATTTTTAGATATAGCTGTTTCTATTAAAACTTCAATATCCCTATTTGAATTCTCAACCCATTTTTCCATAAATTTCTTTGGATTAGCTTCAACAAGTTGATATAATTTGCTTTCAACTACCTCTGATGACATTGATTCTGCATTGTAACCAAATAACCTAAGTACTTTACGCATTTCTGTAGGTGTAAGTTTATCAAATGCTTTTATAGCATCACGTTTAAGTCTATTAACTCTATTTTCAACAATTGCTTCTTCATCCCTATTTATTAATACAAAGTCAGCTGAAGGTTTATTCTCTAAAATAGAAGTTTTAACCCTTTTATGACTTTTAAGAAATAAGTATCTAAGCTCATCCATAGGATCATCTGTATCTAAAATTATATCATTTATAGATGTCCTAATTGCAAAATTAATCCAAAATGGATTTTTATTAGACCTACTTAGATCAACACCTAAAATAGCCCCTAACCTTTTTTCATCTTCAGGGGTAAGCCCTGTATACATGGCTCCTGACCTTGTAAGATATGGCCCGAGGTCGTCATAACAACCTTTGTATTTCAACGCACCTGACCATCTGTTCCACCCTATTGGGCGCAATATAACTCTCATATTAGTTATAGATTAAAAGTTAATAATATAAGGGGCCGTGTCGAACGACCCCCTACGATTATAATTTATTCAGCATCACAATAAAGAATACCACTTGTAGTAGGATCTGCTAACATGATACCCTGTTCCGTTAAGAAATGAACTGAGTAGCCGTCTTTAGCGTTTGCCCTAAGTGTATCTATTGATTTAGCGTGACCTGCTGGTGCTACTGCACCTGCTGTATGCCATACAACGAGTTCACGATCTCTACGAACAACTTTACGTAAATTAGGTTCACCATCTCTCATACTTGTGTCGAGAAGAATCATTTTGTATGATTCAAGTGGTTTACCTGATACCGGATGAAGTTTACGATTGTGAATTGTGTCATCAAGGATAGGCAGATGTTTAAGAGTTAATGTAATACCATTAAGACCCTTATATGTTGTGAACTGTCCACCAAGAGTAAGTTCCTGACCTGAACCTGAGATGAATACTGATTTGTCCATAAGAGTATAGCCAGAAGCTACTTCCCTAAGAACTCTATCAAATTCACGGAAGGCCATTTCACCGCATAAAGCGAGGAAATTACGATCAGCAAATCCACGAATATTGAAACAAAGATCTGATAAGAAATTGTTTATAATATCGAGTGTAAGTGTTGTATATGATTTCTTATTTGCAGGAGAAATCTGTTCTAACAGACCAGCACCAATACGAACAGGCCGACCGTTCGTACCTTTAAGTCTGATAGTTCCGTCTTCAGCCATATTATATCTCGAATAGATGTGCCATCTGTCGATACGTTCGTACCACTGACGCCAAGCTGTCCATTCCTGATATACTGACCAATATTTTGTTTCCTTCTTAGTTTTTGGATCTCTAAGTGAGATTATCATTACAGAAGAATAAGCATCACCACTGATGTCATAAGAAGCACGAATAATGCTAAGTTGGTTCCTCAATTTGAAAGGAGTCTGAGCATTAAAGATATCTGCTTCGTCTGACCATTCTTCATATGCTGAAGCAAGGCGACTTACTCTACAACCCGGAAGGAGAAGTGAAGGCGGGGTAAAAGATTCATCTTTACCATCTGTACATACGAGTGTATATACATAATCATTACCATCCATATAGGGTTCAGAAACAACCCTAGCCTGATAGTTATTATCGTCAAATTCTACAATTGCACCAGGGCCGAACCATTTTTCACCAGTCCAAATCTGATATGTAGAACCTGCTATACCAGGCATAACGGATAAATCACTAGATGTAACTTCTGAACCATTGTATACTGCACGTTTTATTGTGATAGCCTTGTCATGTTCAATCATAACATCCCACTCATATGTAGGCTGTTCAACTGTAACTGTTCTACCCATACCATTGGTAATATAGTCAACAACGTTTCCGCTATCGTATCTACCAAATAAATAGGAGATGACAGGAGATATCTTTTCCGGAGCAGTAAGCAAAAGGTTAGATAATTCCATTTCGCTATTTAACTCTGAAGTCCACTTTCCCTTATAAATTTGTAGACTATTAAGAATACCGTCAATCATTAGTTTAATTTATTTTAATTTTTGTTATTTAAAGAAAGAACTTAACGATGATAATGATTGTGAAGAAGCTTTACCAAAACTTGTATTGCCCCCAGCACTACGTTTGTCTTTGCCTGCTTTCAGCTTATTTTTCACTTCTAATAGAGCATCGTTAGCTCCTTGTTTTTTTGTATTTGTAAATAATTTATTAGAAAACTTTCTAATAAAAGCTCTTTCAAGTAGATCATTGACTTGTGCTTCAGGGTCTTGTAACTCTTTCTGCATTTGAGTAACGCCATTTTTATCTACCTTGAAAATATAGTCTAACATTTCCTTCTTTTCATCTTTTGATAACGGAACGTTTAGGATAGAATTAGACTTCTCTACTGTATTATATACAGTGTCAATAAAAGCTTGTTTCGCTTTTTGCTGATCCTGATAAAACTTTTCTTGATCCGCTAATAGCTTTTTTGCCGTTTTTGTATTGTAATCTTTTAATGCTTCTAGTGCGTCTTCAGCTTCTTCTTTAAGCATTCCTGCTTCTTCATAACGCTCAATTGCCCTAGTTATTTTTTCATCTTTAAAGCCTTTATTTCTAAGATGTTCTTTAATTACTGACTTTTGATCACGTTCATTTTCAATATCCACCTTATCTACATTTAGAGAATCAGCATATAACTCTTTATAGAATTCTCTAAGATCACCACCCTCTTCTACAAATTTATTTAAAGCAGCTACATCATCATTAGCAAATTCAGGAGTTGAATTGTCTTTAATTATATTTAACATTAAATCTATTACATCCTCCATTTTCTTTGCCTCATATTTTTCAGGCAAAGTTATATTTAATTTATCTGCTAAGTCTGTAGCAAAATATTTACTTGCTGCTTCTTCATATTCAGATACATCTTCTGTTTCTTCGTCGTTAGTAGGAGTTTCATCTCCTTCTTCCTCTTCTTCCTCATCAGATTCATCTTCTTCAGGTTCAACCTTAGTAGTTTTTGTAGAAGATTTAATACCTCTACTTTTTCTAAGAGTTTCTATATCAGGGTCATCTACTTCTGTAGTAGATTTTATTTCTTCTTCTTCCTCTAGTTCTTTCTCCTCAACTTTAAGAGGGGGTTTATTACTAGCCAATCCATCGCCAGTACCTTTCACGAACATATCTGAAAGTGACGAGATTGCATCAAATCCACCGAATAAATCGTTGTTATTACTCATTGTTATTTACTATTACTTGGTTTTCTACTTGCTTGCTTTTTACGAATAGCAAGTTCTTGTACTTTTTGTTTTTCTGCAACTTTATTCTTACGTTCCACCTCTTGTTGAGCTCGTTCTGCAAGTTTTAAGTTACGTTCATTTTGGATATTATCCAAACGTTGTTTATCTTTTTGAAGTTCTAATTTCATTCTTTCTAATCCATTGTCACCAGTGTTTTCACCAGATTGTTCACCACCATCTCTCATAGATGCTATAAGAATATTTGTTTCTGCTTGACGAATAGAGTCTTCCTCTTGAATCCTTAGATCTTCCATCTTAAGATTATAATTATCTTCATTAGCTTGTTGTTGTGCAGCAACTTGTTGCTGAGCAAGCTCGTTTTCTTGCTGCTGTTGCATTTGCATTTGCTGATCTCTACGTTCCTGTATTTCAGATAATTTGTTCTTTATATTACTCAAATTATTACTTGTTAGTATTTCTACTGCGTCAAGTAATGTAGCACCATTCTGCATAGCTGGCTGAAGTAATGTCCTAAGAGCTTCAATATTCTGTGAATCCTTAGTAGAATCAGTTACAAATATATCAAGATCTGCAAATATGAAATCATCTTCTATAGCTAAGAACTTCCTAGCGCCATCAGATAATACAAATTGAACTGCCCTATCATTAGTATTTGACCAACAATATTGTGCTATATTTATAAGGGAATTATAACATCTACGCTTACATTGATTATGTAGATAGAATAATGGCGCTGTAGTATAAGAAGTCTGTTGAACAGATCTCTCTACATTACCAACTAGTTCAGTCCTATCAATATTGCCTTCCCTTTGTTTTGACACACCTACTATTTCACCTATCATATCTTCAATCTTGATTAATAACTGAATATATGAATCAATAGTTCTTATAGTAGATAAGTCTTGAGCAGATATAGCGTTATATGCAGCTGCTTTACCACCTTCCCTGCCAGGAATATCCCAACCTTCTTCATAAGGATTTATAAAGTTAACCCCTAGAGCATTTAAATAATGAAGCCATTTATCAACATCAATACCATATTTTTTAGGTATTTGTGTAATATCCATATTTAATACAGCCCCTTTATCTTTGGCTATAGCTAACTCTATCCTATAGAATATAACCATATAAAGATACTGAAGAGGTTTCATTAATTCAATAATTGATTTACCATATGAATTTGTAGAGTTATATACTACTCCTGTATATGGTAACCTATTATCATTTATAGTATCAATTGATTGATGTTGATATGGTAATGGTCTTGCTACATAGATATCATTACCTATTTTATAGCCCTCCCATATTTCATTTATCCATTGCCATTCTATTTTATCTTCCGGCATTGGCTCATATGATTCATCTACAAGTACTGTTTCCATAGTACCATCTTCTTTCGGAACACTA